CCACCCCACCCAGAATGATGCTTAATTTAACGAAAGAGGACATAGAACAGTTTTGTTATTGTCAGGTAATACCGTTTTATATTTTATACATTTTTGGCTGTTTCCTAAATGCGGGTAAATCACCAATCGAAACTGCTACGTCTCTATGGATAATCACATTCTATTCTTATTTAATTCACGTGTTGCTGCATATCATTCCAACGAATTTCAACGTACATTATTTGTTTCATCATGTGTATAACCTAACACCGGCCTTCAATCTTTCTGTAGAATTCTTGACGAATATATTCGTGTTTGTTCTATTCTATGCACTACAGAGAATGTTGAATACTAAGGTCGTTTCCGATGAAATATTACTTTATTATAGCATGGTATACGTATCTGGACATATCATTAATTATTCCATTTTCAAAGTAAGAAATCATGAAATCCATCATATGAATGTAGATATGAACAGAGAAGATAACGTAACTAAAATATGCAATTACGGACCGGATCCGTACGATCACATATTCGGAACCAATTATGATAACTGTTGGGAAGATTACATGCACTTGGTACCAAATATAGGTGTGTCGTTTCTGACGTGTTACTATATATTCTTTGTGTACAGATCGACCGGAAAAGATATAGAAAATTGATTTGTAGATGATATAAAACATTTGTTGTATATTATCATGGAGCAACGAGTAAATAAGAAACTAGAAAAGCATTATCGAGATTTCAAAGACGAAATTCGCAATAAAATCACCGGTTTAGATTTTCAAGAAACCGCGAAAATAAATGAACTGTTGGAGTACATATATGACTACGAAAAGCTACAATTAACCGCCGATGATTTCATTAAAAGAAAACGTGTCAAGAATTCGATACCCCTGTCCAACCGATGCAACGCAAAAAGGTGCAACGGTGAACAGTGTACTCGTAGGAGAAAAGATAAAAGCGAATTCTGTGGAACTCATATAAAGGGCACGCCCCACGGATTGATCAATTTCGACGAAATCATGATTGGTTCTTTAGATGTACAAAATATAGAAGTATTTATTGTAAATATTACAGGAATTGTTTACTACGTTGACCATATAGGGAACGTCTTCAAAACCGAGGATATTTTGGAAAATAAACAAAACCCTAAAATTGTCGCGAAATACGTAAAAGAAAACGGGAAATATTCGATATCTGAGTTTTTAGACCATTGAACCACATACCGCACAGCATACCGCACCACATACTGCACCGCATACTACGGTTTGAATGTTTTACGAACAATACTTTCTTTAACCTCTTCTTCTCGGTTTTCAATAATGAAATTATTTAGTTCTGTCGCTTTCAGCAAGTCTCCGTCGAAGTACTTTGAAAGAGTTTCCATGAGAACCCGTTTCGTGATTGGCTTCTTTACATTTTTCTTCGTGTAACATATTTGTCCGTCGTTTATGTCGAAGCAATCGATTTCGTTCTTTTTCATTATATCCATTAATACTGTTGAAATTCCCTTTTTATCGTTTTTCCGTTTCGCTTGTTCTTTCTGTAAATGTCTGATTTCGTTATCTAGCTTCACCCATTCTTTGATTGTATTTATCAACTGTTCTTTCGTTGTTTCCATATGTCACTATATATGCTATATGCTATATCTCTATATATTTTTTACAGATAATCTTACAGATAATTTTGTCAAAAATTATTTTATGTTGATTATAATATTAGAGGGTGTAATGAATAATAGGTTCACAATGTTGTATAGTAATAAAAGATCCATGCTTCCGACGCCACCGCCACCGCCACGTTTTCCTAATTATAAACCTAAAATAAGCAATGAAAATACAAACATATCTTTAGCGACTATTCAGAAACCAGATAATCCAAAAGTAAAATGGGGAGAACCTGTGTGGTTTTTGTTTCACACGTTGGCACACAAAGTTAAAGATGCGGAATTTGCAAATATTAAAAACGAACTCTTTGCAAATATCGTAAGTATCTGTTATAATCTGCCTTGTCCTAAATGTGCAAAACATGCTACCGAATACATGAAAAAAATAAATATCCATTCTATTCAGACCAAGGAAGACCTAAAAAAAATGCTTTTTGTGTTTCATAATAATGTCAACAGAGAAAAGGGATATCCTATGTTTGAATTCGACAAACTAGACGAAAAATACGAAAAGGCAAATACTAAAAATATTATTTATCATTTTATTAATCAATTCAATGTGAAGGATTTCAACGTAAACATGATAAATTCCAATTTACAGCGCAATATGTTTTTAAATAAGTTTAAAGTATGGTTGTCGCAAAACATTCAACACTTTGATATCTAACTATCAAAATTCAACAGATTATTGACTGTTGGATTTTGCTTTGCTACGAGTTGCTGGGTCAGGTATTCTACTGTCATACGCAGGTTTTGCGTTTCTCGTTCCAGTTTTGCGATTATCAGTCGTTGGTTCTGAATTGTCGACTTGTTTTCTTCGTTTTCCACGTAGAAATTGGATCGATTTGTGTTGAGATTTTCTAACCATTTTTGGTGACACTTGGTCTTGATGTGCGAGGCAAATATAGTGTGGGTTTCGTATACCTTGTCTTTTCGGCTTCCACATGGACATCTTATGCCGCCGTGTTTTCTGCTAGAGAACGTCGGGACTTTATCGATGTAATTTCCACAATTATCAATACTTGGCTGATAGACATCTGGCTCAGTAATTAGCTCCATCGTTTTCTTTGTTATGTGTTGTGTTGTTGGTTTATGTATTCTTATTATTTCCAGCTGAAACATTTATCAATTTTTCACACGTTCCAACCTCACATACTTGAAATCATTTGACCGTTTTTGTAGACTTTGCAACGAAAGGTTTGTGCAGAAGGCACATTACACACTTCATTATTATTTATACCCGCGAAATATTGCAGGTTTTTCGCATTTGAACTGTCGATGACGAAAGCCCAAAATAATCCAACACCAACACCGATTGCCAGACCCACCAGCAATTCAATGATACTGTAGCATTCATTCATACTGTTCCAAAAAATGTCGGAAAAAATCAACAGCGAGAAAAATACCATGGATGTTATGTTCGTATATATGAGATTGTACTTGATGATAGCAAACATAATGTATGCGAACGAATAACCGAAAATACACTGACTTAAAGGCAGATATGTCATTTCGGCACCGCCAATAGTGATCATCTTGCATATTTCCGGTTTTTCTTTGTCGTTCTCGAAACCTCTACCTGCCATTACAGATGAAAAACATGCAAATAGCAAACCGATTAAATAAACGAAACCCTTGAAGTCTTGATTGAATATAGAACTTAGTGTAAAGAAACAAACTAAAATGAATGGTGCTAAACGAAGAAATAGATATCCAAATGTGAGAAAACTTAGTTCCATTATTTAACTATATTATATAGTATATGTACATAATATTGTTTCTGTATTCTACACAAAAATGTGCTGAAAAACCTCTTCTATTCTAGATACTTCAATAAACGTTACGTTCTCTATATTTTTACTGTTATTCTTTTTCCATTCGGTGAATGTTTTGTTATTGCTCTTGGGGTACAAAAATGTTCTCACACCAGCAATTAGACCTCCTGTTATTTTCACATCTAATCCCCCGATTGCCGTAATTTCACCCTGGAGATTGATTTCACCAGTTATCGCAATATCGTTTCTGATTTTTTTCCTGTTGAGTATACTGTAGATTGCACAGGTAATCGCCGCTCCGGCGGATGGACCGTCTTTACTTATACCTCCTTCTGGACAATGAATATGTAAACCGTGTTGGTTCTTGGTTTTTTCGAATTCATCTAATAACGAGTTCTTCAAATCGGTGGGTGTTAAATTCCACGCCAAGGTTTTCGCTACATTCATACTTTCTTTCATGACATCCCCCTGTAAACCGGTTAGACGAAGCTCTAAAAATGTTGAGGTTGGATAAAACATCGTTTGTATCGGTACAATACCGCCAATACCCAATGAGTTGGCCCAAAGACCGTTAATAACACCTTCTTCGGGTTTCTCGTGAATTTTCTTTTCCTGTAATTTATCGTATTTTTTAAGATACATGTTCTCTAAATTCTCTTTTGTAATAACAATCTGTGTTTCATTCGTCGCGATGTGGTTCACATTTTTCAATATCGATAAATTGATTTCACCGTATAAATCAAACAGTATTTCTTTTAGTTTTCTTACGCCCGGTTCGGCAGTATACGTTTCAATTATAAATTCGATGATTTCGTCGTTTATAATAACAATGTTCTCGAACCCCATTTTTTTATTTATCTCTGGTAAAATATATTTGTTAACAATTGTTATCTTGTCTGTGAGAGAGAGATTGTCGAATTTAATGCGATGTATTCTGTCCAATAATATTTTATCAATCTGTTGAGCGTCATTATAAGAGAAAATAAAGAGAACTTTCGACAGATCAATATCGATACCGTTGAAATACTTGTCTTGGAAAATATCGTTTTGTGTCTGGTCTATCAAATGCATTAGTATTCCTATTATTTCCTTTCCCGTCTCCGTTTTGCTAACCTTATCCAATTCATCTATATATATAATTGGGTTCATACATTTGGTTTGCATGAGTATATCTGTTATTTTACCCCAGCTCGAGTTTAGATAGGTGTATCCGTGCCCCTCTAAAAAGGAACCATTACAGGATCCACCTAATGCAATAAACGCAAACGGTCTAGCTTCGTCGTTGTTGTTTTTTAAACAGCTGGATAATCCATTTTTCGCTAAAGATGTTTTTCCTATCCCTGGAGAACCTTCGAACCCAAAACAATATCCACTCTGTTCTCCGGTCATCCACTGTGAAATTATTTTCATAATCTCGTTTTTCGCGTGAGTATGACCATATATAGATTCGTCGAGCGTATTGAATATATTTTGTATTGTTGGTTCTATCGTTTTAATGTTGTTTTTTACGGCGTTTATTTCGTACACGGTTTTATTAATGGATAGTGTTGAATTGAAATCATTCTTTAATTTGTCGAAAATGTCGATGATCATCGTAGTCGTATCGTTAGACTTCAAAAAGTCAATCACATTTTTCTGTTGAAGTTGTTTCTTATTTCCGACCGAGATTTTTTTGTCCTTCTTTATCGAGTTTATGTATTTTATCAGCTGAGATAATTCTTTCGACGTTTTATTTTCCAGGATTTTAATCACGTTTTCGAGAACATTGGTATTGATGAATTCTTCAATGTAATTGATATATTTTGATATTTCTGTTACAGTATATGTCTTCTTTTTGGGTATTTTCACATCTGTAAAAAACTTCATAATATTATTGATAATTTGTTCAAACGATTTATTCATTTCCTTCATCTTTGTCAGCACTGGTTCTTCGCGATATATTCCAAATGGGATTTTCAACAATCCTTCCAGGTATTGCTTTGCCTTTATGCTAGTTTCCTCTGTTTTTGCCTTGATTTCTTTTAATTTTAACATTGCCTTTTCTTTTACTATATCATTCGCTTTCAAAATATGGATCTGTTGTTCGAACGAAATTGTTTTCTTCTCGTATTTTTGCATGTTGTCGATTGCGTTTTTCGTACTGCTTTTAATAATATCTTTGAAAACCGTTTTAATTGGATAAGGGAGTGTATTGTAAATCTGTTTTTGATCGTTTTGATCCGGGGTATCCAATGAATTTACAATTATTAGTTCGTAAAGGAGAAAACATATATACTGTATTTCACTGTCTTCTATATATAAGAGTAAATTAATGATCATATTTCTCTGTGAATAGGCGTCTAGTTCTAAGAACTTTTTTATTGTATTTTCTAAACTAGTTTTCTTAACGTTATTCACCTCGGTAAAAACGGAAATCATTTTTTTATAGATATCTTCATTTCCGTATATAAGAATATCTTTTATGTTCATAATATTTATTATCTTATTTATTACCTCCTTTTCTTCTACACTGTAATTCAATGAGTTCGATATAATGTCGTCTTTTCGTTTTTTAATATACAAATTTGTAAAAAAATCGATTTGAATATCTTCGGCTATTCCGTAAATTACAATCGTTTTTTTTAAATTCTCGTTTGGTACAATTACCCTCAATTCGTAGGTTTTCTGTATTAATGACTTGTTTGTTATATCTGTGTCAAAACATTCAAGTAAGTTTGCGTCTTCTACGTGTTGTATATCCTCTACTATTTTATTGGTACAAAACAATTCGTAATTCTGATGTGTTTTTACGGAATTTTTCGATTGTTTCCATTTTATTATTTTGTATCCAATTGGTTGTATATATTTTTTTATTAAGTCGTATTTATCTTTTAGTATATTATTGTCGATATTTAATTCTTTAAACTCTGATCCAAAACATATAAACAATAGATCTTCTATCTTTTTCGTTCCAAATCCACATATGATCATAGAGAGTTTATCGATGATACTCTGTAATTTTTCCATTAATGCGTCGAAATCTTTTTGTGTATTGGTATTTTTTAGTTTTCTTTCTATATCCATCGTCTTATAGTAAGTCTCTTTTAGTAAATTCATTGCCAATAATGTGTCATTGTTACTAAATATATCAAGTTGATTTTTAGATCGAATAGAAATAATCGTATTTCTTATAATTTCTTGTAAATAAATATTTTTTTCGTCTATAAATTTATGCAATTCATCGGCCGATTTATTTTTCATTGGATTATTTTTACCTTTTGTTGTTGCGATATTACTTAATTTCATTAGCTATACATTATACATCTATTATAGTATGTCGTGTTTTTTATATTGTTATATTGTGGTATTAAACGATATAAAAATAATATTACAATGCATTATAGCTGCCACTAAAATGGGAATTCCTAGTTATTTTTCGTATATTATAAGAAATTATTCGAAAGTTGTACGAAATATAACGTTTGTTAAACAAAACGTACACTTCAATAGCCTATATATGGACTGTAATTCTATAATATATGACACTATTACTATGTTGGAAGGAATACATACAAACCTTACACCTTCGGAATTTGAGACTATATTGTTACAAAAAATTGCTGAAAAAATAGAAGAATATATTTTTTTGATAAATCCTACAAATACGGTTTATATAGCGTTTGACGGTTTTGCTCCAGAGGCCAAGCTGAAACAACAAATCGTCAGAAGATACAAGAATTCTTATTTTTCTACCATTAAATTTGGAGATGAGAACGATAAGGTGTCGAAATTCAATAAAAACGAGATAACTCCGGGTACCGAATTCATGAAACGACTGTCGAAATATATGGAAGATCGATTTTTGTATTCGGAAAAACGGTATAATGTCAAACGTGTAATTATTTCTACACCGAATGA